CATACCTGGTTAACATTTAATATTTCATCACCGTATTGAGTGATGACATTTTGCGTGCTTTCTGGCACCGCCTGCTCTTCTGCCTTGCGCTCGGTAAACCATTCGTTTGCTTGCGGAGCGGGTACACCCATTATTTGAAGTAGGTCTGGCCTTGCTTGCTGGGGCGTGCCTTTTTTGGCATTGATGTAGGTTTTTGAAGTGGCTGCCGTGGTAAATCCCGTTAATACTTCGGTATCAGCTAACGGATTAACGGGAGTCTGGCCGCTGTTTTGAATGATGTATTGCTTGTCTGGTGACAGTACGGCACCGTCTAACAATATTAAACAGGCACCAGGGCTACCACCGGCACCGGCACCGGCTACATAATCCATTTTTGTCCAACTTCCATCATAAAACTGTTGGGTATTGGTGGAGAGAGCGCCTTGTATTCCATTTGCACCTGACAGGTCAATTTCACCTGTTGTACCATTAAACGATAAACCACGTGCTGCAATGATTAAACCTGCCCCACCTGCACCACCATCACCTGGTACTGCTGTTGATACCTCAATTAACGGGTTACCACCGAACCTGCTGTATTCATGACTCGACTGACCTGTTGGCCCACCAGTACCTGATAAGTTTTTGGGTAATCCTCTCAGGCTGGTGCCATTTGGATTATTTAAAACAGGCCGGACTAATTCACTTTTTATTCTATTGTAGGGATAATTAGTATAAAGAGGTTTATTTCTATCTCTTTGGGGTCGGATATTCCATTTTATATTATTAATTCTTGATGTATCCATAAATAAAAATATTCCGTTACCACTGTTTGGCTTACCGAATCCACCGACTGATCCCATGACTATACTATCATTCGCAGTGGTTTGGCCCGATCCGCCCGCTGGCCCTTGACCCTTTCCATCTATTTTGCCTGATATATGAATATCACCAGTACATAAAAGGGTGATATTGCCGGTGATGGTAAGGGTGCCTGCTATTTCTAGATCACCATCGTAATAATAAACTGCCTGACTGGCATCGGTAGCATGACCGGTTAAGGTATGGCTCGATGTAAGCACACCGCCGGTAATAACAACACCCGGTAAACTAGCCGGGTTACCAATGTCAGTTCCACCACCTGGTGTGAAGTAACTATTTAATAACTTTGTATTTGCACTGAGTCGTACAAAGTTTGATTTCTCAACCCCTCCGAAAAGCTGTAGTGATACGTTTCCTGCTAACCAATTTGGTTTTACTGACTGTATTTCAAAAGTTCGGTCAACGGCTGCATTGGTATTGTAATCAATAATATGTGCTGTTGATAACCGTATACGATCACCGGCATCGAGCATTGCCCATTTACCAGGCACAGTAATAGGCAGAGTAACCGGTGGAGCTATGTGCCTGTCACCAATGCTATCAAAGTATTGCAACAAGTCATATTCTGCATGGGGACCCGTATAAACACCTTTTAGCTCTATTTCTTTTAGGTCTGCTTTGCCGTATTTAGCAATGCTGTCTGCATCAATTATTTGAGTGTATTTTGAAAAACGGTCTTGAGATTTTACCCAGTTCCATTTTACCAGCATGTTATTAATCAGCTGATTATAATTATGGGTCAATTCTCCATAACTGATAAGGTCGGCATCGGTCAGGTGTGCATCGTAATCACTTTGCGGCATGACGTTGCCCAGGCGTTTTAGACCCATTTGCCCATCACTGTATATGGGCATGTAACACCCGAGCCATAATAGAATTTCATTGCGTAGAAAGCTTTTCCCTTCTTCTTTTTCTATCGCCCAAAATCGTAATAGCTTGCCTGTGCTATTGGTGGTATCCCATAGATCTTCACCTATGTTTTGAAAATCGGTCAGGCGTATTAAACTGGTGTCGATACCTAATGACCAGTGCTCTGGGAAATCTGTACCCGTTAGGATATTGTAAAGAAGTTCAACCGCGATACCTTCAAAGCAGATGTATTCATCGATGCCGGGTTTTTTATCGTCATCGTCGGCTGCATCAATTTCATGGGTGACTGCATCGGTATCAAGTACACCCCGCACAACACCTTCGAACCTGTCACCGTCTGCATGAATACCATAATGTTTGATGATTTCATTTTCTATTTTTATGTACCCGACTGTTTCACTTTTATCAAACGAGTACTTGGCATCGTGTACCAGTGTCGGGAATAACGTGTTATCTAGACTTGTAAGCGGTATGGTAGCTGTAATTTCATCAATAGTGCTGGCTAGTGTGCTTTTATGCTGAATGAAAATATCTGTTTTAGTTTCGCGCTGAATATCACCGATAGTCAGGGTGTAAATACCGTTTTTATAGCTGTTTTTTTCGATGATAAAGGTAAGCACTTCGGCATAGTCTGCCCAGGCTAAATCTTCAAAACCCATGTAGATTTTTACCTGTTCTTTGCGAAGTGATAGATCAGTACCTAGCCTGGTATTTATACGGGTGCTTATTGCACCGTTTACATCCTGGACGCGGATAGTGATTGAACCGATAGAGCTGTCTGCCGTGGCAGGTTTAATGGTTTGAGTTTTTCCACTGATGCCCTTGGGCATGATTGACCCACGAACTATGTCTGCCGTCAGTGTGCCAGAAGGTAAAGCAGTATTGCTATGGCTGGTTAACCAGAGCAGATCTGTACCGGTGTCATCAAATGAAAGTGATATAGCGTAATGTGGTTTACGTTGTAACTGGCTTGCAGCTGTCTCGTTGTTTACGGTATTGGTTTTCACTTAAACCGCCCGAGCATTAAAACTGTAATTATAAAAAGCGCCGTTATTGCTGATGGTGGGTTTGCCTGTTAGCACCAATGTATAGACTGTTGTGCCGTCATCAATATCAAAACTATACCCACCAAAGATACTGTATAGAAATTCTCGCATGTCATCATGGTTAACTGTGCCACCGGTTGCAGGCATGTAATCAATGCCTATGCTGTAATTTTCTTCTATGTGATAAAGGTCGGTGTAAATCGTGCCCGCCAGGGTTTTATTTTCTGTTTGTACCGGGTTCGGGCTTTCATCAAATCTGGATAGATCGACTTCAATTGTGTACTCGGTGCCAGATGTATGACCGCTTTTAAGCTTTTCTCGGGCGGTGTATGTGATATCAACCATTAGTCAAAGATTCCTGTTTCATCATTATCAATGGCCGTTTCCAGAGCTTCGATAACAACTTCACGCACGTTTTCATTGCCTATTGCACTGCCTTCGATAATAACCGTTATATTTGGGCCTGATGATTGTGGTGCCAGAGAAGGAACCTGTTGAACCGGCTGTGTCGCTGTGTCGCTCGGGGCTAATGGCATACTGGATGCAGAGGGACCACTGCCAAATGATGTACCTTTTATGGCTTCGACTTGTGCTATACCGGCTGCCAGGTGGGCGGCAGCCATAGCGGCTGCCAGTGGCATTGGGTAGTTTTCGAGCGATTTAGCGACACCGGCATGAGTGCTGATAATGGCGTTGGCTATGCCTGCCGCTTTATTGAGTTCGAATAATTTTCGGTTATGTTGTGCTACGCCTGACGTGATATTAACCAGTTCACCGACTACGGTTTTAACCTGATTTTTTGATGACATGGCCTGAAATTTTTCAAGGTTTGTCATGCTTTTTAATTTTAGGGCGGCTAGTTTTCCTTCGTGTTCTGCATTTAGGTCGTATATAAGTTGAAGGTGGTTTTCATCAGCTAATATTTTCAGGTCATTAGCTTCTTGAGCTATGGCCATTTTATTTGAAAAAGATAATTGCAAGGTCTGCTCTTCTGTAAAAAGCGATTCTTGCAGCCGGTTTAATTTTGCTTGCGCTGCATCTTTTTCTTTTTGGTCGGGGTCAGTACCACCAACAGTACTCGATGATTTTTCAATAACTATACTAATCGGCTTTTTTCTAAAAGTGTCTTCATATTCAGCAGCTTTTTTAGCCAGTTCTATTCTTTGTTTTTGTCTAAATATTAAACCGTCTAACCTTTGAATTTTTGCATCCTTATTTTTATTGTCACCCTCTTCCAATTCATTTCTATACTCCAGCATTGCACTTAATCTTGCTTGTGACTTTTGTTCTCTTTTTAACGCCATTTTAATTAACTCCCTCGTTAATTTGTTGATTAAAAAACTTTATAAATACGTCTGTGTAAAGTAATAAAGCACTTATGCTTTCGGCACATTCTGGCGCAGGCTTA